AGTCATGTCGGTGTCGATTGCGATGCGAGTGGTGATATATTTAATGCTCATTTTTGTTTATTGGTTAGTTGTGTGTGTTTGCCTTATGGCTTAATCGCGGACGTGGAATTGTTGACGCTCGTCAAACAGGGCTGGGTCAGGTTTGTGCAGGTTGCCATCTTGATCGATCACCGCCCACAGCTCATTGCCAGGTTCAAATTCATCAAGTGGCATGTCTAACCCCTGATTGTCCCAATCATCCGGGCACTCACAATTGAGAGCGTCAATGATTGCCCGCTCATCCCATTGAGCAACGATTTTGTCATCTTGGATAAGTGCCACCGTGTCGTAGGCGTTGTTTGTGTAGATGTGTAGTTTCATTTTTATTATTGGTTTAGGTTTGTTTGTTGTTAGTTAGATAATCAGTAATTTGATCATGCCACTAGTTAAAACGATCATTTTAACGGAGTCAACCCCTATTTTAAAAAAATTGTTTAAAAATGTAAAAAAAGTTGCACCCCCTCACCCGTGCGGCGAGACACGCCACAAGCATCGGCCAGTTTCTGGGTCGTCATATCCAGCTTGACCCGGACGGCCTTAACGCCCATTGCGTAGTCCATAAGTTGATCCTCATCATCGAGGATGACGGGTTGTCCGTAGCTGCTTGCGCTGTGTGCTGTTGTTATCTCCATTTTATTCGGCCTCCTTTTTAGTGAGCTCTACAGCATCGATGTCGATGACGACCGCGCCGTCTTGTGTCCGGAATCCACCAGATCCTTTTACCTCACCAGCCTCCATAGCTTGCCAGAGATCACTTACAAATTGGACATCATCCCAGGCTCCAGCAGTGTCAACGATGTCGGATGGATCGACCAGCTCGCGAGCCTCATCCTCGTCGACACTGTAATACTCAGCCGCAAAGGCTACAAGTTCATCGGACACTTCAGGTAGCTTAGTTTTTAGCTCGTAGTAGATGTCGCCGTAATGGTCGTTACCTTCTTCAGCAAATAGGATTACATGGCCTTCGGCTAAATCGCCGTAGTGTGTGACTTTTGGTGTTTCGATCATGCCACTTATTAAAAAGATCGTTTTAATAATGTCAACCCCTATTTTAAAAAAATTGTTTAAAAATGCAAAAAAAGTTGCCATCCCGCGCCGTTGCTGGCTCCACGGCCTATAAAATGTCTCAATATCCAGCCATAACAGCACAAAATAACCTCAAATTGTCCCTCAAAATACAGATGAGAGCAAACACCCGGACAAAGCATCACAACGCCCACACAAGCGCAATCTCGACACCGCAACCCCGGGACTCAAAAAAAAATGTTGACATTGCCTTACAAATGCACTAAATGTTTACATTTGTTTATTGGTTGGTAGCGTCTCATTGGCATTAGCTCGGTGAGGCGCTATTTAATTGACAATCGCTATATGCAAATGGTTTTAAAAATCGATCGAGAGCAACTTGCTGATGCAGTTGAAAAATCAAAATCATCCGGCGGCCTCTCGAATCGGCTGGCATCTATGGCGATGCAGATTGCCAGGTCATATTTGGCCGATCTACCTGAATCCCAACACGATGACATTATGTCCGATTGGTCACTGAGATTTGTCAAAAACTGGTCTAAAATTGACCCAAACAGCAATCCGATGGCATATATTGTTTATACCGTGAGACAATCAAAATACTGTTATTTCAGATCTCAAAAAAGACGCATCGATCGAGAGCAAAAAAAAGCCAGCCAGGATTATGTTTCCGCTCAAGATCGCGTTCAAAAATTTTTCCGAACCCGTCTATGAGGTGTATATTGAGGTATGAAAAACAAATGGCACGACGGATTGACCGAGAAACAGCGCAGATTTTGCGAAATTTACTCCTCTAACGGCGGAAACGCTATGGATGCCGCCAGGAAATCAGGATACAAACAGCCCCAAATACAGGGGTTTGAGAACCTAAAAAAACCTACAATCGTTGACGCTCTGGAAAAATTGCGGGAATCAACGACCAATAGCGCAATTATGACCCGCGAACAGAGGCAACAACTCTGGTCTGATGTTGCATTGGATGGTACAATTGACATTAGTGCGAGATTGCGAGCCTCTGAGTTGCTGGGCAAGTCCCAGGCTGATTTTACGGACAAAATTGACCATAACCACAAGGGTACGGTTAATCTTATCCAGCTTTCCGACCTCCGCAAAAAATGAGTGCCAAGGTAGCAACTAAAAATTTCCTGGCCCTGCTTGAAAACCATGAGTCCGGCGATAACTTTAAATCGATCGTTTGCCTGGAGGGATCAATGCGCTCGACCAAAACATGGGGTTGGATTGAGTACTGCATTAACATGGGAGCACAGCACGACGGCATTATCATGACGGCATTTAGAGCGGATGCGGCGACCCACGAAAAAGCAGCAATTAGAGATTTTAAACAACTGATTTTGCAACCGGATTACATTGAGGTTTGGAAATCCGGCCGTTGGAATGCGACCGCAAAGACATTTACATTTCAAAACGGCAGCATTTTAGAGTTTGCGGGTACAAATGATCCTGGCAAGTTGCATGGCCCGGAGCGTGACATTTCGATTTTGAATGAGGTGATGGAGATCAGCTACGATGCATACCGGCAGATTGCAGGGCGGACGCGACTAATGACAATTCTGGATTGGAACCCATCGCTAAATCACCACTGGGTGTTTGATAAAATAATGTCCCGCGATGACGTGCTCTACATCCACAGCACGTACAAAGACAATCCGTACCTTAGCGAAAAACAAATTGATGAGATTGAGCGCACAAATCCTAATGTGATTGACAATGTGCGTCAAGGCACGGCGGATAAATGGTTTTGGGAGGTGTACGGGCTCGGAAATCGGGGCCGCCGGGAAGGATGTATTTTTGAGGTGTGGGATGTTACCGACGATTGGCCGGATAGATGGCTGTGTCAGCGTTGGGGCTACGGACTGGACTATGGATTTAGTCAAGACCCTACCGCACTGGTTGAGTGCGCGCTTTTTCAGGACGTGCTGTATTTGCGTGAGCATTTGTACGAGACCGGACTCGTCGCGCAGGCAAATCAATATGATCCCAGCATCGACAGCATTGAGGGTCGTTTAAAGGCGTTAAAGATGCCACCGGATGCGCGTATCCACGATGACAACGCACGCCCGGAGATTAGCACAGCATTGCGACTGTCTGGGTTTAAGACGATACCCACCGTCAAGGGGCCTGACACAATCCTTGCAGGCATTGACCGGTTGCGCTCTCAGCCAATCAAAGTGCATCGGTCGAGCCAAAACCTGCAAATGGAGATGGAATCCTATGCATGGGCAAAAAACGCCCAGGGCCAGTATCTCGACAAGCCTGAGGATTCTAACAATCATTTGATCGACGCGGCTCGATATTGGGCCATTGCAGAGCTAAAACCACTGCGCAAACCAAAGCCAACCGGCAGGGCGCGCAACCGAAAGACAAAAACATCTATGCGAAAATGGAGATAAGACGTTTATCCGACGAGTGGGAAATCTACTCCACCATGTCCTATTTTGATTATAAATCTCCGGAATTGGATTTGTTTGGGTGGGTGGATTGCAACAATCCAAAAGATCGCGTCAAATGGATAGTTAAATATGCTCGCATGTGGGATGTTTATAATCAAGGGCGCTGGATTGGTTATATGGCTGCAACGAGTCATTACAAAGGTAGATGGGTGTTTCATTTTGCGGCAATCTCTGACATTGATCACAAAAGTGTGATACCGTATGCATGGCGGTTATTCTTAAAACAAGCGCGAAAAAAAAACGTAAAAATGGTTGCGGTGTATATTCCTGATGACAGGGCCGATATTCGACGGCTCGCACGTATTTTTAAATTCAAACACTTTTTTGGTCACCTATGGGCGTTAAACCTAAACCTGAAACACCTAAAATCGAGCCGGTAAAGCAAGCTCCTCCGCCGGTGAAGATGGAAGATGAAAGCGTACAGCAATCAGGCGATGCAGAGCGAAGGCGCATTGCAGCAATGATGGGCAGGGAGAAAACGGTTCGCAGCATGCGGCCGGCTACCAATGGTTACAAAACAGTCACTGGAATCTAACTCAAAATACTAACTCAAAATACTAACTCAAAATATTATGACAAAATCAAAAACTAAAAACGAACCATCCAATGATAACGCTGCAGAAACTTTTGATAAAAAAGACACTCCTGAGCACAAAGATTCTGATCTACAGTTTTATGGGAATCCAGATCAGTGGAAATTGATTTGCAAAGAATTCAGCAAATCCGAAAACTGGATGAAAAGCACTAAAGCAATGGACATCTCTGTGGGCTGTTTGGTGCAGGTTACTACTCAGCAAGGTGCAAATGTTGCTGAAGCGGTGACATTTGTGCCAAATGTAAAACTAATTGAGGATGAATATGGGGCAAATCGAATTGTAAGGCACGGTTACACGCCTCGAAAATTAACGAGTAAAGATGTTAAGAAGTCTGATAAATGAAGTCTGAAGCGCAAAAAATCATAATAGGTTATGATTCGCTAAAATCGGCCCGGTCAACATTTGACCAGTCGTTGCGTGACATAACCTATTATGTGCTTCCGGAGTACGAAAACGCAAACGAAGACACAACGGGAGATGATGTACCGGATCGGCCGGTTAGCAGCGCACCGACGCGTCTGGCAATCGAGCTAGGGGCAAACATCCATTCTTACACGTATCGCCAAGGGGACGAAAATTTCAGTCTACGCACGGTAACCGACGATGATAATTATGAGGCCAAGGATTGGCTGGCAGATGCTACCAAAAAGGCAATCAAAGCACTGCAAAACAGCAATTTCACAGAATCGTACAATGAAATGTGCAGACTGTATCCAACCTACGGGACGGGCTGCGTCTCATCGTCTTACGACAAGGAGCGCGCGGAACTGGTGTTTCGTAATCATTCGGTCAGTGGCAATCTGTATTTCATAGAAGACGAAAAAGGCAATGTGTGTGGAGCGTATCGATTGCTGAAATATACTGCATCACAGGCAAGGGAAAAGTATTCCGGATTGCCCGAAGAGTTAATTGAAGCAGCAAATAATCCTTCAAAAATATCTGATCGTTTCGATTTCATTCAGATGGTAGTTAAAAACCCTAAGTACAATCCAAGGCGAAAAGACTGGCAATCGTGGAAGTACCGTTCTGTGCATGTGTTCCGAAAAGAAGAAATTATTGTGCATGAAGAAGGGTTCCGGACATTTCCTTTTCACGTTCCGCGATTTATCAAAATGCGCGAATTTACTTATGGCTATGGATGCGGTCATTTAGCATTGCCCGCAATCCGGGAGTTAAACCGAGTGCAAGCAGACCTTCCGGACGCAATTGAAATGGCAGTCCATAGGCCAACTATGTTTGGAGACGAGGATTCAGCAAACGAATATGCAAGCAAACCCAATCATGTCGGGTTTGCAGACATGACTCAAGGCCAACCGTGGCAACCGGATGTAGATGCAAAAAGCGCAAACGTGTTGGCCGAATACATACAAACGCTGTACCAAGAGCTTGTCAGCCTGTTCTTCAGTGACGTCTTTCTTTCAATCTCGCAGCGGTGGGATCAGGAAAAAACTGCGCGTGAAGTCGATGAGCTAAGCGAAGAAAAGCTGTCAACGATTGCGCCGATCGTATCAAGATTGCAAAGTGAATTTTGGTCTCCCATGATTGAGCGCATAGTTGATTTGCTAATTGATGCTGGCGTGATCGAGCAACCGCCCGAAAGCATTGCAGGTAAGGGCTTCCGCGTGGTGTACACATCCCGGATTGACACCAAGCTTGCCGCAATTGAGGTAAATAAGACCTTGCAGGCCTCTTCTGAAGCGCAGCGACTGATTGCAATGGAGCTTGAGACGCCAACGATTACTGATGTCATCAAAATTTACGATGCGGCGCAAGATGTGCTTGAAAAGCGAAATTTCAACCTGGATTTTGTTGTAAGAAAAAGCGACCGGGAAAAGCTTCAAAAGGCACGTGACGCAGCAATGGCTAGGCAGGAGCAATCCGAAGCAATGCAAAAAATGGCTGGCCCGGTTAACCTTTTAAAGAAGCCGGAACCCGGAAGTCCGCTTCAAAAGATGGAGGGCGCGACATGATTGGCAAAAGGCGTACAACCATCGGCGATCTTGTTCATGTGGTAAAGTCAACGCCAGCCGGAAGTAAATTGCTGGAAGAGATTGACAAAGAGTGCGGATACTGCAAAACAGTATTTCATCCAGACAGCGAGCGGCAAACGATTTTCAACCAGGGCAAACAATCGGTTGCCAACTGGTTGCACGCAAAACACGAAAAATATAAAGAATCAATCAAATGAAATTAAAAAACAGTGTATTACGAGAAGAAGCCGGCGATGTTGCAGACAGTGGAACCGGTGATAACGCAGCAAACGCGGATACTCCACCGGATGAAGAAACTCCCTGGTATTCCAACGCAGGATTTTCCGAAGAGACGCTGGCAGATGACGGCGTTAAGGGGTTGCTGGGTAAATACAAGACACCGGATGACTTTGCAAAAGGTGCAGCCAATCTTTCAAAAAAGGTAGGCGAGAAGGGCTTGTCTATTCCGGGGGAAGATGCAACTGACGAAGAGCGTGCAGAATTTTATACAAAACTGGGGCGGCCCGAATCCCCGGACAAATATAGTTGGGAAATGCCTGAAGGATTTGAAATGGATCAGGAATGGTATGCGGAAAAGTCTAAGGAAATGTTTGATAAAGGTATTTCCGATGATGCGCATTCGCTTATTATGGATTTGTATAGGCAAGACCGCGAACGCATCAACGAACTTGCCCAAAATCATCAGGATGAGCTTGTTGCCAAGACAGAGCCTGCGCTTCGCGAAGAATGGAAAGAAGACTACGATGCCAATATGAAGCAATCCATGGAGGTTGCTGAAAGGTTTGGGGTCAAAGAGTTGTTGAAGGATTACGGAATTATCAATGAGCTTCCGGTAATTAAGATGCTGCATGAAGTGGCACTTTCAACGACTGAAGGCAAGGTTGAGCCTTCATCTGGATTTACGAGCTCGAAAGAAGAGCTTGCATCGCTAAAAAATGATCCTGCTTACATGGATCGCACACACCCGAATCATAAAAATGTTTTAAAGCGAGTTGTGGAACTCAGCGGAATTTCTGCCAGTTAGTTTGTGTGTTCTAGCTGACAGTTTGGTTGCTTGGTAAAGCCCCCACGTTTTGCGGCGTGGGGGTTTTTTAGTCTGCGGTGTATATTATATCAGATACGGACACGCTTCAAAATGTAGCCCCGGATCGAACAGGGTGGGCGCTTCCCTATAGCGCAAGCAGAGCCCCGGACACGGATACGCAATGCGGATAAACTTAACTTATTAATTTAAAGAAAGGAATTCGCCTTATGGCTACATTTGAACATTATAAACAAACCTTCACTACTACATGGAGGGACCTTGCCGGAACACAGTACAAAACGATGCTCCCCGAATTTGTCGATAAAGACAATAAAAGGGGTGAAATTGCTTATCTGGATAGCGCTGGCCCCGGTGCGGATATTACTGATACCGATCTCAAAACAAAGAAAACTCGAAAGAGTTATGAAGCGGATGCTTCCAAGACTTTGGAAAAGTGGAACGCAATCCATACGCCACATAATGAGATTAACAAGGAAAAGACTGCAATTAGTCCACGTCTTCTTGAGTGGGGTCATACCTTCGACGAAGACGAAGACATCCTTGAACTGATCGATCCGACTAACAAAACAATTAGCCAGGGTATGCGCACGTTCATGAAGGCAAAAGATACCATGATTATCAATGGTATTTCGGCTGCTTCCGTAAACCGTGTAACAAGCGCAAGTGCTGATTCAACCGATTTGCAAGCAATTAGTCTTCCTGCAAGTCAGACAATTGATACTGGTCAACATGACATTGTTTTGTTGTCTGACCTGCGTAAGATTTGCGAACGGTTTGAAGACGCGTATGTGGATGAAAAGAAGTTTGTTCTGATCAATCCTATTGTGAAAACGATTCTTATTGATAATAATGACAAGATTCATGATACTGACTTTGTGGACAGACACAGCTATTTCCACGAAGGCAAACTTCCGCAAATCTACGGACTGCACTTCATCGTTCATCCGTTGATGCCAACCGACAAGCTTTACGCATGGTCAAAAGACGCTATTGTCTGGAACCAGTTTAAAGCGTTTGAAAGCACAATCAGCAAAGTGCCTGAAATTCGTGAAGGCACTCAGGCTTACATTCGAGAAAAAGCGGATTGTAAACGTGTCGATGACCTTAAGGTCGTTCATATGACAATAACTACCGCATAATTGATTAAAAAAGCGTGGGGCGGTGGCAATCCATCGTCCCACTTTTTAATATGCAAAGCAGAGCAAGCAACATAACAGACGTAGCCAACAAGGTTCTTGGGCTGCTAGGCGAGAATCCGGTGACTGATATTACTGCCAATCCACCGGACACAAAAGCAGGCATAAAACTAAAAGTGCACCTGTATGATTCAATTGACGAGGTGCAGGGCTCGTTTTACTGGCAGGAGTTAATTACGACGGAAACAATAACTGCGGACGCAACCGATCACTATGACGGGCGGAAACGGTACGCGCTGCCTGCCGATTGCCTGCGACCTATCGGCGTGCGATTTCAAGGTGGAATTGATATGCCTCAAACTACTTACACGCGCCTGACTCAGGAATCAGACGAATACTACGACGTCGAGTCTAACTTTTTAATTACCAGCGCGGAAAGCGTAGATGTGCTTTATGTCCGGCGTGAAGATGATCCGACATTGTGGACTTCAGAACTTTTAAATACGGTTATTCATTGTTCCGCGGTAAATGCCGGGCAATCGATTACCGATGATCCGCAAATCGTTTCCAACATTTTACAGAAGTACGAGCAACTGGTGAAGCCACGTTCGAAGCTACTGCAAAGTAAGTACAAAACCAATCAACGGCAACTGCCACGAGGGTTTAGTTATTATCAGGCGCGCAGATATTAATGAGCACAGCAAAGATAGTCAGAAAGTCGTTTAATAGCGGAGAGATTGCGCCGGAACTGCACTTTCGCAGTGATCTGGAAAGGTATCACAATTCATGCAAAAGCATGTTAAATACTATGGTGACACCTTGGGGCACTGCTACGCGCCGCCCACCGACAGAATTACTGCACACTTTTGACACGGCAACGTATGGTGTTCCGGTTAAATACATACCGTTTCGGTTTTCACTCGAAGAAGTCTTTCACATCGTGTTTACCGATGGTTCGGGTAGCACAAGTCCGGATAGTGCGACCTGTGACTTTATTGTCCTGGACGAAAACGGGGCAATTCAGATACTTCAGGGTGCCAGTGCTGATATACTTAGTGCGCCTTATGCTGTTGCTGATATCGACAAGCTGCATCATATTCAGGTAAATGACTTTGTGTACATGACGTGCGGGGGATTGTACCCGGAATACTATATTTCACGTTTTTTTGACAGTGGGGAGTCTGCCAACCGGTGGGAAATTCAGGCAAATGAATTGTCCGGCGGGCCGTTTGAAGATCAGAATACAGAGCAATCTTTAACTATTTTTGCAAAAGTTCAGAATTATGACGCTACGGCAACTTATGCAGAAAACGAAATAGTTTGTGAAAATGGAAATCAGGCTTTAATTTCAAGTGCAAGCTTGTATTTTGTAAGTTCGGCTTTTGCAACAAAAACTTATAGAGTTAAATTAGCATTAAGTTCTAGTTTTTCTGTTTTAGCCAACGATGTTGTTACTATTGAAGGTTTGTTTTTTTCTATTGTTTCCGGTAATTGGCAATGGAAAGGAGGCACTCAAATAAATGTAAATGACAGAGTGGAGGGCGCGTTTAAGGTTTCAAATGTAATAAGCTCAACTGTAATAGTTTTGGATATTAGCATAGTGTTGCTTGGTTCTGGAAATCTTTCTTTTGATATTGATGGCAATGCAAATGTATTTTTAGGAACTATAGAACTAGGCTTTTATCGATCCTTAGTATCCTCTAATCTTAATAACGCTTTAACTGATGTTAATTTTTGGGAATTTTTAGAGTTTTATGAAGGGCAAGTAAACATGTCTGCTTCAGATGGTATTTTTGCATCGACAGATGTAGGGCGTGAAGTAGCAATTGCAATTCAAGGCCCTTCTGAATTGAGCGGCAACTGGAATTCTGACACTATTTCAAATGTAATTAACGCGCAAGGTACAATGACGCTTGAAACCTCGGGCGGCGCGTGGAGTGGACTCCTTGAGCTTCAGGCGTCTTATAATAGCGGAGGCACCTGGATTACCCTAGGCTCAATTCGATCGGTCGATGGCAATTATAATGGTAGCATTGAACGAACAGTAACCAATATTGCAACACTTGTTCGCGTAAAGCTTACAGTTACAGAATGGGCTTCCCCGTCTGGGACATTTACTATAGAAAGATGTCAATGGTCGCTTCGATTCACTGAACCAGTGCGTTCGTTTTTCGGAATTAAAACCTACATTGATTCACGCAATGTAATCGCCGACACAAAATCACCTTTGCTTCG